ACAACGTTAACCCAATCACATTCCTAACAGGAGCAGGGCTAGTTGTATTTGGACAGAAAACTCGTGCAAGAAATGCAAGTTCTCTAGATAGAGTAAATGTTGCAAGACTTGTAATATTCCTACGTAGTCAGCTAAACACACTAGCAAAACCATACTTGTTTGAACCAAACGATAAAATCACACGTGATGAAATCAAACAACAAGTTGAAAGTTTATTAGTAGAACTAGTTGGACTAAGAGCGCTATTTGACTTCTTAGTTGTATGTGATGAAACAAACAACACACCAACAAGAATAGATAGAAACGAGTTGTATGTAGATATTGCTATTGAACCAGTCAAAGCAGTTGAGTTTATATACATTCCGCTACGCTTGAAAAACACTGGAGAAATCGCAGGATTATAATATCATAAAGTAGGGTGAAAATAAAATCACCCTACAAATGATAAATACTTGTGATAAGGAGAAATATAGATGGCAATCTCAACTCTATTAAATTTAACAGTACCATTAGCAAACGATACTACTTCTAGTACACAAGGTTTGTTAATGCCAAAACTAGCTTACCGTTTTCGTGTAACGCTAGAAAACTTCGGTATTACTGGTAACACTACAGAGCTTACAAAACAAGTTATGGAAGCTGGTAGACCAAACATTCAGTTCGATCCAATCGTATTAGATGTTTATAACAGTAAAATCCAAATGGCAGGCAAGCATACATGGCAGCCTGTAAGTTTAATGCTACGTGACGATATTAATGGTAACGTGCAAAAATCAGTTGGTGAACAACTACAGAAGCAGTTCGACTTCTTTGAACAAGCAAGTGCTGCAACTGGTCAAGACTATAAGTTTACACAACGTATTGAAGTGCTAGACGGCGGTAACGGTGCAAACACACCAGCTGTACTTGAAACTTGGGAACTATACGGTTGTTACTTAACTAACGTGGACTATGGATCAATGAACTACTCAACACAAGATCCAATGACAGTAAGTTTAACTATTCAGTATGATAATGCTGTACAACTTAATGTTGGTGTTGGTGTTCCAAATAACTTCCAAGATAGAAACACTGAAACAGGCACAGGCGCAACAGGTGGCGCTTCTCTTTAATATTTGAACGAGATTGCCTAAAGAATAGAAGGAGCCTTAATGGCTCCTTTTGTTTTATACGCACTTATTTCCTGAGGATAAATACTATATGCCATTGAATAGGTTTTTTGATAACTTTAGTAACTTTGACTCTAACAAAGGAATCATGGGTGATTTCACTCATGCAGCAAATGTCTATAGACGAAATAATTTTAGACTTGCACCAAAATCAAAGTTTCTTTATCATGTTGTAATAGATGTTAATCAAACTGCATTATCTACATTAGGTAGAAGTGTGAGTAATAGACTTGCAGCTCGCGAGTTTAATATACTTGCATCAAGTGCAGATTTACCTACTTACACTGTAAACACAGAAACACTTATACAGTATAATCGTAAAAAGAATATCCAAACAATGATTAACTATAATCCTGTAGGTATAGAGTTCCACGATGATTCAGCAGGGCTTACAACATTGTTATGGGAAGCATATTATAGATATTATTATGAAGATGGCAACTATGCTGACCAAGGTACAAAACCTAGAGCATATTACACGAGCTTGTATGACAGTGAGCCACAAAATACTTATAGACATGGGTTTAACAGAAGCAGACCTGATATTCCATTTTTTAATAGTATAACAATACATCAGCTGCATCATCAAAACGTTGACAGTCATTTTACAAGTTTTACTCTTGTAAATCCTATTATACAAGAATGGCAGCATGACAGAGTTGATCAAAGCGACGGTTCTGGTATGATGAAAAACACAATGAGAGTACAGTTTGAATCTGTATTGTATGATAGAGGATATACCGAAGAAGGTAATCCTGCAGGATTCGCTGATGATGCACATTATGACAAATCACCTAGTCCTTACGAAAGTGTTAGTTCTAGTGCGATTGACAATGCTATTAACAGCACAGACGAAGGCTGGATTGGTTTATTTAAAGATATATTTGATACGATTGTAGGACTTACTGATGTAAACTCGCAACAACAAGAAGACTTAAGAAATCCTATTACTATACAGCCTGTAAGTGTAAACACTGTTCAATCATTAAATAGTTTTAATTTGTTTCCAGTGAACAATCAAAATCAAAACTTAGTATTTGCTCAACCTGCACAAACATTACCAACACAAAGTTTAGCTACACAAGAGTTTGTTAGACAGTTAAATACCAATCCAAAAAAACTTGCAGATTTTGGCAAAAGCGAAGCATCAATATCAATCGCAGTTGCTTCAGGTTTAAACATACAAGAATCAAAAGCATTTTATGATAATCTGTCTCCTAGTGTAAAAGCAGGAATAGAACAGGCAGCTTTAGAAAACGCAGCCGAGTTATCCAATAAAGGATTCAGTACTGGCTTCCAGCAATCATTGAGTGCATTAAATATCATATAAGAGATAATCATGTCAAGTATTACAGATCCAAGTATAAACAAATCAAATGATAGCGCAGCTGAAACAAGAAGTTTCTTTGACAGGTATTTTACAAAAAGTATTAGTATTACTAGTAACGAAGTTGATAGTGTTATAGGATTCTTTCTAAAAAGACAGTTTGACAGAAGTGCAGCTATTGCTGTAACAACAGTTTTATTGCAACAAGCAAAAGCAGAAAAGAAAAATATCTTTGATTTACTAGATGGTTTAGAAGGATTAGATAGTGTCAAACTCAGTCAACTTGTAACCGCAATCTTAAATAATAATAGAAGTAAAGTAAGTGCATTAGGTTACACAGCTCCTTTCGAAATCCAAACATTAGATAATAGGAATGTGCTTGTATAATGGCACGTTTTGCACAGGGTAAGTATACTCTAAAAAACCCTGAAAAATACATTGGCGGTAGAACTCCAACATATCGAAGCAGTTGGGAGTTTGCATTTTGCCGTATGTGTGATACAAATGAAAACATTACCAAGTGGGCTAGTGAATCAATAAGGATACCTTACAGACATCCTTTCACAGGCAAGTACACAATATATGTGCCTGATTTTTTTATTGTGTACGGAGATAGAACAGGTAAACAACATGTTGAGCTAATAGAAGTAAAACCTGCTAATCACACTTTCAAAGAACAACTAGGACGTAGCCAAGCTAACAAAGCACATTATGTTGTTAATCAAGCAAAATGGGCAGCGGCTAGACAATATTGTAAACAAAAAGGCATGTACTTTAGAGTTGTAAATGAACAAGATATTTTCCATCAAGGAAAACGTAGATAAATACTAGCATATAATGGAATAGTACTATGACTAAGAAACTTGAAGAAATGTTAAATCTGCCAGATAATGAAGACATTGTCGCACAAGAAAAAACCACACAAGAAGTTGTTGCACATGAAGATACATTTCGTGATATTGCTGAGTTTGATAAAATCGCAAGTGCATTACCTGCTGTAAAAGGCTTAGGGCAAATGGCCGATGACGAACTGAATGAAGTTGCAAACAAAGCAATGACTGCATATGACGACTTGATGGATTTGGGCATGAATGTAGAAAGTAGATATAGTGGTAGAGTTTTTGAAGTTGCAGGTACTATGCTCAAAACTACACTAGACGCTAAAGTTGCAAAAATAGATAAAAAACTTAAAATGGTTGAGCTACAACTTAAAAAAGAAAAAATGGATAGAGACAGCGGACCAGGAGACGGCGACATTGTAAGCGGAGAAGGCTATGTTGTCACTGATAGGAATAGTCTACTTGAGCGTCTAAAAGGCATGGATAAAGATAAATAGTATTATAGTTTAGGATACGTCAATGAAAAATTTCGCAGATTATTTAACAGAGTCTAAAAGGACTTATGATTTCAAAATCGGTGTAGCTGGCGAGCTACCAGAAGGTTTTGCAGATAAACTAGAATCTAGTTTACAAAAATACGGATGTTCAGGAATAAGTGCAGGTAAATCAACACCTATTCAAAAACGTCCATTAGATTTTCCACAGTTAGAAAATGTAGAAGCAACATATTATGAAGTAAGTTGTATGTATCCAACAACTGTACAAGTGCTACAAGAATATGTAGGACAGTGCTGTGGTATTCCACAAAGTCATATTATTGTGCGTAATCCTAACGAACCACAAGAGCTTTATCAAGAAGAAAAAACCGACGAAGAATATGTAGCTAAACTTACACAAGAAGACATGGGCGGAGAAAGCGCACAAGAATCTGCAGGCGCAAACCGTGTAATGGATTTGTTGAAAGAACTTGAAACAGCACGTAAAGACAGACCAAATGACTATGTAGGTGATGCACCAGTTGGCGAAAGTAAAGACATAGGCGACACTGAAAATACAAAGGCGGTGGTATCATGAAAATAACTGAAGTAACAAAACCTTTAACAGAAGCACCAACAACATTTGTCCCAACACACTATGGCGGAGCATTTGGTGCAAATAAATTGATGGCACATAGCGATGGTAAAATATATTGGATGGGCGGTGATCGTAGAATACAACCATGGCAAGGTAATCCAAATGCCGACGGTATACTAGGAAGATTCAATCCAGCAACTGTCAGAGGTAAAATTGTAAACGGTCGAAAAGTTCCATATGGACCAGGCGAAAACTTTGCTAATGATCCAACTAATAGAGGACCACAAGCATCTACATGGAAAAATCCAGATGCGCAACCTCAAGCAGCAAAGCCAGTTACTGGTGCAAAATACGATCAAGGTTTACTACGTAGAGGTAGCAGAGGTGCTGGAGTAAAAGAACTACAAGCAAAACTAGGTATGCCTAAAAGCGAACAAGATGGTATCTTTGGTCCTAAGACAGAAGCAGCAGTTAAAAAACTACAGCAATCACAAGGTATTAAGGTTGACGGTATTGTAGGTCCAGAAACACGAGCCACTATTGCTAAACTACAAGCACCTGAAGACAATAAAGCTACTGTTGATAATCCACCAGTTACAAGGAATGAACCAACACCAACTGAGCCAGAAGTAACTGAGCCAGAAGTAACTGAACCAGAAGTAACTGAACCAGAAGAAGAACCTGATACATCAGCAAACGATAATCAA